AAACGTACAGACTCAGATCGATGCTAAGGCACCATCTGCTTCTCCTACATTCACAGGAACAGTAGTTCTTCCTTCAACTACAAGCATTGGAAACGTTTCTTCTCAGGAGCTAGAGCTTCTAAATGGAGTTACAGCAAACGTACAGACTCAGATCGATGCTAAGGCACCATCTGAATCTCCTACATTCACAGGAACAGTAACATTGCCAAGCACAACATCAATCGGAAACCTTACTTCAACAGAGTTGGGGTACCTTGATGGAATTACATCTTCTGTGCAAACACAGATTGGCGCAGCAGCAACAGCACTTTCAAATCACGAAGCAGATACAACAAATATTCACGGTATTGCAGACACTTCACTGCTAGCAACTACAACAAATGTTGCAACAGCTAAATCAGAAGCAATTTCCGCAGCTGGAACAGCAGCAGACACAAAGGTGTCAACTGCAGTAGCAGCACTTACAAAGTCTTCGGTAGGGCTTGCAAATGTTGACAACACATCAGATGCAAATAAGCCAGTTTCAACTGCTACTCAGACAGAGCTTGATTTAAAGGCTCCAAAGGCTTCACCAACATTTACTGGCACAGTAGTTCTTCCAGCAGTAACAGCAGGTGGAAGCATAGTTCCTACAACAGATAATACATTTGACTTAGGTTCTCCTACAAAAATGTGGAAAGATATCTACGTAGGTCCAGGATCTCTATATGTTAACGGACAAAAGGTTCTTCAGGATGAATCTGGAGCAATTGTTGTTTCTGCTGACATTGATGAAAATCTAGGACTAAGAACAAGCGGCAGCGGTAACATAGAGTTTGATCCAACAGGAACTGGCTCTATAAATATCAAGGGCCCAGTTGTTGTTGAAGCGGGAGCAAATTTCTCAAGCTCAGACGGCAATGGAATTGGATTTAGCAACGGACTTAAGTCTGACAATCTAACAAGCAGAAGTACAAACACAGATCTTTCTTTGTCAGGAAATGGCACAGGAAAAGTTTACTTAAATGATAATGCAGAAGTAAATGGAAACCTTGTTGTAGGCGGAAACTTGACAGTAAGCGGAACAACAACAACTGTTAACAGCGAAACAATTAGTTTAGCTGATAACATTATTGACTTAAATAGCAATTTTACTACTGGAACTCCTACAGAAAATGCAGGAATAAGAGTAGTTCGTGGAGACTCTAATGCAGTTCAGGTACGTTGGAACGAAGCCACCGATAAGTGGGAATTTACAACTAACGGATCAGATTATTCTGTAATAGCTCCAACTGACTCACCAACATTTACTGGTACAGTAAACGGAATTACAAAGTCTATGGTAGGACTTGCAAATGTTGATAATACATCGGATGCAAGCAAACCAGTTTCAACAGCACAGCAAACAGCACTTGATTTGAAGCTAGCTTCTGCTACAGCTGCATCAACATATGCTCCAATATCTAGCCCAACATTTACTGGTACAGTAACAGTTGCAGCAGCAGGAGTAGCATTTACAGATGGAACACAGACAAAACAAGGAGTTCCTTCTCTAACAGTAATTGGAACTGAAATTTCAGCAGATTATAACCTTTCAACAGGTGGACTTGCTCTAAGAGATCAGTTGATTCCAGTGGCAGGAACACGGGCAATTACAGTACCAACAAATGCAACAACAGCATTCCCAGTTGGAACTTCAATAAGCTTCTACCAAGCATCTGGAACTGGAGCTAACTTTGTACCAGTAGATGTTACAGTTACAATTTTACGCACACCAGGACTAAAGCTAAGAGCATTACACTCATCAGCAACACTTACCAAGGTTGCAACAAATACTTGGTTACTAGCTGGAGATTTAACAGCATAATAAATATAATGGATAGGGGTTAATAAATGTCAAACAAAAGAATAGGTACTAGATCATCGGCACAGGACAACTTCCTGGAACCAAACAAGCCAATAATTGACAGCGTAACAGACGTTGGAACAGATAGGCCGTATAATAATGGTGCCGTAACAGTAGCATTTTCTTTGCCAGCAGGTTCCCCTCCAGCAACATCTTATAATATAACAGCAAGTACTGGACAAACAGGAACAGGATCGTCCTCTCCAATTGTTATAACAGGATTTGCATCTGGTGCAACTCCAACATTTACAATGACAGCCTCAAACGCTGCAGGAACCTCTCTTGTTTCAGATGTTAAAGGCCCAGTTACAGTCACAACAGTCCCACAGCAACCTCAATCTGCTTCAGCAACAGCTGGTGTAAATCAAAATACAATTAACTGGCAACTAGGAGCAAACGGAGGCAAGCCGTTAACACGGCACAATGTTACTGGATCCGATGGATCAGCTTCTGGAAACCTATCTGGAAGTGCAACATCAACAGTAATAGCTGATGCAGCAAATACTTCACAGACATACTCTGTTGTAGCAAGAAATGACAACGGACCGTCTTTGCCTTCAAACAACACTGGAAACGTTACGACTCTACCACCGTTCTTCCCGTTCTTCCCACCGTTCTTCCCACCGTTCTTCCCATTCTTCCCACCGTTCTTCCCATTCTTCCCACCGTTCTTCCCACCGTTCTTCCCACCATTCTTCCCACCGTTCTTCCCATTCTTCCCACCGTTCTTCCCACCGTTCTTCCCACCATACTTCCCAGGATTTAAAGCACCGTTCTTCCCAGGATTCGGACCGTTCTTCCCAGGATTCGGACCATACTTCCCAGGATTCGGACCGTTCTTCCCATCATTCGGACCATACTTCCCAGGATTCGGACCATACTTCCCATCATTTGGTGGTTGGGGTTATTACTAATCAATTATAAATTGATGATTATAAATACTTTTCTTTTCTAGAAAAGTATGATAAGATTGCATAGTCGAAAAGAGAAAAAATGGAATGGTATGACCTGCCAAGAATTGAAAAAACAAATTCAAGACTTGATTCAATAGTAATTAATGAAAATATTGAAGTCCAGAATATTGATTATGGAATCAACCTATATAGAAACGCTATAAGCGAAGAAGACTGCAAAAAAATAATTGACCTTTTAGAAAAAGAGATATCTTTGGGCAAAAGAGGTATTGCCTGGCATGGTGCAACAGTCAACGGAGAAAAAAGAACTTCTCATGCTAGAAACTGCTATGACTTAAAGTTTAAAAGAGATCATGTCGGCAAGTATATAGGAGAAAGTGAAGCTTTAAAAGAATGTTATGATTTAGTAGATGCAGGGCTAAATAAATCATTAAGGCATTATGAATCTATATGGAACTTTAATATTAATTATAAAGAAGCGTTTAACTTTGTTAAATATTTGCCAGGAGAATTTTTTAAGATTCACGCCGATCATGGTCCATATTATACATGTACTGTTTCTGCAGTTGTTTATCTAAACGATGATTACGAAGGTGGGGAGATTGAGTTCCCAAGACATAATTTTAAACTAAAACCAAAAGCTGGAGACATAATCCTATTCCCTTCAAACTTTGTTTATGAACATGCATCCCTAGATATTACATCTGGGCAAAAATATTCTGTTGTAGTTATGATGGACTACAATGATCTTTATCACAAAGACGAGGAAGGCCAAAAGTATTAAAATACTATTTCAATCTTTTAGGCCATGGCTAAATAAGTTCAGTCCATCTTTACCAAAACCAACACAAAATTCAATTCCAGACTGGTATAAAGAGGCAGACAGATTTGCAAAAATGCCAAATGGAGAATACTATAAGGCAACAAAAGAAATATGCCCAGTTCCAAGAGAAGGAACAACAAATGATTATGGCAAGATACCAACATGGAAAGCTTGCCCAGCCATACTAGATGCTTTCATGACAGGGTATGTCTTAAGCACACCATGTGATTTAGAATTTAAAAAAGATAAAAATGGAAAGATTACAGTTGATATAAAAGACAAAAAGCATACTGGATTTGTTACAGCAAGAACTCCAATGGATCAATTCCCATCTCCAATTGGATACTACGAAGAGCATTTTGCTTGGTATCCAGAATGGGGCATTCAGGTTCCAGAAGGTTATAGTGCATTGTTTATGACACCAATGAATAGATTTGATCTTCCGTTTTTAAACACCAGCGGCGTTGTTGACAATGACAAAGTTCACCTTTTGGGCACATTCCCATTTTTTATTGCAAAAGGTTGGGAGGGAACAATTCCAAAAGGAACTCCCTTTCTTCAAGTTCTTCCATTTAAAAGAGAAGACTGGGAACACAATGTTGAATATTTAAATATAAAAGAAATGCAAGAAAGATTAGTTGAGAATGCAAAATTTTACCGTCAGCCTGATGGTGGAGTTTATAAATCAAAAGTTTGGATGAAAAGGGATTACAAATGACAACAGAATCTAAAAGCACAGCTCCAACATGGAGCAGCAGAGAGGTCTTAGCACCAGGTATTATTGTTTACAGAGATGTAATTAAAAAAGAACTTGATGTAATTAATAGACTTGAAAGTAACCTAGGCTCAGTAGCTGAATATGGATCATTGTCTTCTGAAGGTAAAAGATATCACTGGATGCCAGCATATGTTGGATATCAGCAGCTAATGCCAGACTATAGAGATTGTGTAGATTTTAAATTTAAAAAGACAGATATTAGCAAAGATACAAGCGAAGAGTCTTTAAAGCTACAAGCCCTATGGCAAGACGTTTATGATGCACAGTATCCAGCAGTTGTTGATTACTGCAAAGCACATAACTTAATGGAGCTAAAGTATTGGGAAGCATTTAATTTTATAAGATATGGAGAAGACCAGCATTTTATGGAGCACCAGGATCATGGATACTCATACAATTGCGTAGTTTCTCTTGTAGCATACGTTAACGATGATTATGACAACGGGGAACTTTATTTTAGATTACAGGATTTAAACATTAAGCCAAAAGCTGGAGACTTATATGTTTTTCCATCTAACTTTATGTATGCTCATCAAGCTAAGCCAGTTAAAAATGGAATAAAATATTCTATTGTTACAATGCTTGACTATAGCAAAAAGTTTCATACTCCAGACATGTACGATCCAAAGTGGGACAATGAAGTAAATGAAAATAACAGTCTATAAAAATAACGCAACTCCTTCAAAAATTGAACAAACTAAAGTCAAAAGAGACTGGATGGATGAGACAGTAAATGCTCATGCATATAAATGTTTTCCTGTATCTTTAGCAAATACAATTGGCTGGTCAATTTCCTTTGATCATGATATAGAGTTTATTTGGGACGGTATATCTGATACTACTCCAGACCATGTAAAAATATTAAAAGATCCAGGAAGTGTATGTACTACTCAAAGAGCAAATGCTACTGTTAGCTTTTATTCTGGATTTTTTTTCGAATCAGATGAAGACATGTCTATGCTTCAAATAGTTCCACCAAATTTCTTTGTAGATGGAGCCACACCATTTACAACAATAATATCAACTTCTGTTTTAAAGGAAGCTATTCCAATTGCATGGAAAATTACAAGACCAAATACAGTAATAAAGATACCAGCAGGAATGCCAGTAGCTACATTTATTCCAATGTCTTTAAAGAAGTATCAAGACATAGAGTTAGAGATTAAAGATAAAGTGTTTATAGATGATAGAAAAATTAAGGCGGAAAGACTAAAGATTTGGGAAGAAATTTCTAGAAAAGGCGAGTTTACTAATTTCTATAGAGATGCTGTAGATTATGATGGAACAAGCCTAGGAAAGCATGAGATAAAGTCTTTAAAGCTAAAGATTACAGATCTTACTTCTAAAAATGAGAAATGATATAATGGAGATATGAATCAAATGAATCAAGATGCTACAGTAGTCTATAAAACTCCATCCCTAACTCCGTCTGGGTTCTTTGGAGCAAGCAAAGACATGATTGTTGAGCTTGAAAATTTTATGACTCAAGAAGAAATAGAATTCCTTGAAGCAGCGGCTAGAAAAATTACTATATGGGACGTAACAGAAAGCCATGTAAATGAAAATGGTACAACCGTATACGATGCTAATTATTGGAAAGACAGAGTTTGTACCAGTCCATCTTTAGATAAAAATGATCCAGAGATAAGACCAGTTCTTCAAGGTTTGTTTGAAAGACTAAAGCCAATTGTTGAAGATTTTTATAAGGTTAAAGTAACGCCCACTGGAACAACGATTGTAAGATGGCTTCCTGGGCAATTTCAAAAACCTCATGCAGACAAAGAGCTTCATGAGCTTCCAGACATTGGAATGCCAAATGATTTTCCTTATTATGATTTATCAAGCTTATTTTATTTAAACGATGATTACGAAGGCGGAGAGCTTTACTTCCCGCTACAAGGTGTTCAGTTTAAACCAAAGAAAGGCGCAGCTTACTTTTTTCCAGGCGACATGAACTACATTCATGGAGTAACAGAAATCAAGGGTGCCATTAGATATACATGCCCGTTCTTTTGGGAAATTCTAGAGCATACTGGAGAAAATCAGCCAGATCCAAATAAGAAATATTATAGAACACTTATAGATGGAGAAATAAATAAATGAGCACTTCAAATCGATTGACTTCAGACATTCTAGTTTTTAAAGATTTTTTGACAAAAGAAGAATCAAAAAAGATTATAGATGTTTTAGAAGCACAGGTGGCAAATGAAAAACTATCTTGGACACCTATTACATTTTACGAATCATACTCTTCAGTGCTTCCGCAAGACGGAGACGAAGAGCTAGAAGAGTTTGGATTGCCATCAGATTTTTTTTCAACACTTCAAAATAGAATTATTGATGCAGTTGCTGAAGTTCACGGGAACTCTTCTTCAGATATTCACAAGATTGGATTTCATGCTCAAAAGTGGGAGCCTGGCGCTTATGCAAAAGAGCACTCAGATAACACAGATTTGCAGGGAAATACTGGCCCTTTTGAAAGAAGTAGGTACGCAGCTTTCTTGTATTTAAATGATGAATTTGAGGGCGGTCAGCTAATATTTAATAAGCAAAATCATACTCTTGTCCCAGAAACTGGAACGCTAGCGGCTTTTGCAGGTGGGTTTGATAATACTCATGAGGTTACAATGATAACTTCTGGCATAAGATACACTCTCGGATCATTTTGGGACAATCGGTCACCAGAGTCATATCCTCAAGAAACAATAGATGCTTGGGATGCAGAGATGAAAAAGATTAGAGAAGAGCAAGAAGTAATAAAGTCGGAATGGCAAGATGCATTAAAAGAAGGATACAGAATAGATCTAGACGGAAATAAATACAAAATAGAGGAGAACGACTAATGAAGCTAGAAGAAAAATTACATGAAAATGTTTACATGTACTCAGATGTAATTGAGAATCCACAAGCAATTATTGATTTAATAAATAAGCTAGATTCTGATGAAAGAGTTCACAAGGTTATTCCAAGCTGGAAAAACTGGAATTCAAGCAGCAGAGACGGTAACATCTTTGGAAAGAAAAAAGACTTTAATCTTTCTGAGGTAGAAAATTTAGATCAAGACGTAAGAAAAGATGTAGACTTTATTATATCAACAATTAGAAATGCTATTAAAAATATAGCAGAGTCTTTTATTGTTGATAGAGGTCTTAAGGGTGTTCCAAACGTATCACCCTTTGTCGGTATTCAAAAGTATATTGAGGGTTGTGCAATGGGAGCACACTTCGATAGACAAGCTGGAGACAACAGCTTAGAGTGGTCAATTATCATTTACTGGAACGATGACTACGAAGGCGGAGAGATTTCATTTGTTATTAGACCAGAAGATCTAAGATTAGAAATGAATGGTCACCTTAGACCACCAGATGATGCACTAGATCCAAGAACCAAAGACATGGTTACATTTACTGCAAAGCCAAAAGCTGGAAGTGCATTAATATTCCCGTCTACAGATCCTTATAAGCACCAGGTACACATAATGAAATCAGGAGACAAATTTATCACTCCTGGATTTATCTTTGTTGATGGGTATGTTGTTGGAGGTCCAGGAGGGCCATCAGAAGAATACATAAAGGCCTATCACGAACAAAACCAGGAATGATGTAAGCCTTGCAAGACTATAAAATTGCAAAGTTATCTGATCAAGTTTATGAAATACAAAACTTTATAACACAAGATGAGCTTGATCAGGTGATGCAGTTTATACAATTAAGAAGTGAGCCTGACTGGTATGGAGAAGATGTAGAATATGAATTTTGGGACACCAAGGTTTTAAATAGAAAATTTATTTATCCTGATAGCAAAATTTTAGATTTTCATTCTAGAATTTCTAATTTGTTTTCTGGAAATCATGATGTTACTGGAATAAACTTACAAAGATACAAGATGAATGAGTTCATCGGACTTCATACTGATGATCATGAAGGTCATAGGCTGTCTAGTCAAAAGGTATTTTACGGTGCTGTTCTTTATTATAATGATAACTATGATGGAGGAGAAGTAGAATATCCTGAGTTAGAAATAGTGCATAAGCCAAAAAGTAGATCATTGCTTATACATGGCGGTAAAGTCTTACACGGAACAAAGCCAGTTAAAAATGATGTAACTAGATACATATCATCAGTATTTATTAAACATCATATTGATGATAGCATATCATTGAATAAAGAAATTTTTGGAGAATATGATGGAGTATAAGGGAAATAGTGGACAAGAAAGATTTGTTACTGAGCTTCTTAAAAACAAAGAAAATGGGTTTTATGTTGAGATTGGAGCGTTTGACTCTAAAAAAGGAAGCAACACGTATCATCTAGAAACAGATTACAATTGGAATGGAGTATCTTTTGAGATAGATCCAGAAAGACATGCGGAGTTTGTATCAAACAGAAAGAACCCTTGTATATTAGGAGACGCTACACATTTTAATTATATATCTTATTTTGAAGAAAACAACTTTCCAAAACAAATAGATTATCTTCAAGTTGATATAGACGCTGGATACACCCCAGAAGGAAATTCCGTTGGGAATCCATATTTAACACTACATGGATTGATAGCAGTGCCTCTTAGCAAATATAGATTTTCAATAATTACTTTTGAGCATGACTCGCAGATCGAGTACAATAATAAAGGAATGAGAGAAGCGCAAAGAGAAATTCTATCATCTCTTGGATACAAGCTTGTAGTTAGGGATTGGCATGAAGATTGGTGGGTGGATCCATATGCTGTACCGTATTTGGATTTTAGAGAAAAATTTAAGATGGCGTGGACATAATGAGTGGACAACTAAAGCAAGAGCATCATGATGTAGTTAAAGAGTATGTTGATTCAGTTAATGAAAAAAGAAGTGACGCTTACATGCTTACAATTGCAAGAGATGGTGAAGAGCCAGCAAGATCAATTATATTTTTTCCAAATGCAATAGAAGCAGCAGAAGCATATAATATGTACAACGACTGGGGATTTGCAAAGCAATATCTTACAGTAAGGCTATATGAGCCTACAGGTAGAATAAACGAAAAGGTTTTTAAAAGAAATCAGGCGGGGGATCCAACATTCCTTAGAACAAACTATATAGATGTAACAGAAGCACTGTTGGGAATAAAGCCTTTAATCTCATACCAGGCTTATGAAAATACATGTTTTGAGATAATGAGATCATTTGCTAAAGATAACTGGAGATTTGACCCAGAAAGATTCCTGTTAAATCTTGGAATTGACAAAAAGCTAGACTGTTGATTTTTATATTTATTGTAGTATAATATTAAATATGAGTCCTTACAAAAGAATCCCCAGAAGACATTTTACAGATCTTCAATTCAACCCATACTTCAAAAGTGAGGCTTTTGTTGACAGAACGGATAAAGCTTATGAAAAAAGTAAAGAAGATTTAAGCTCCGTTTTTAGTTTTTTTAAAAAAATTTGGTTTAAAAAATAATGTCATATTACCTCTCAGCCATAAAAGATTTTCCAATTGGAATGTGGAAGCTAGACGAGTTATCTGGTTTAGTAGCAAACGATATATCTGGCTGCGGTAATAATGGATCCTATATTGGACAAATTGTTAGATCTGGAATGCCAATTGTTTCTGGCGGTTTACACTCAAATAAAATAGACAGCAATAACTATTTACAATTTACTTTATCAAAAGATTTTTCTGGTACAGATGGTACTGGCGGCTTTGCAACTATAGATACATATGATAACGATTTTAGTTTAGAGGTATGGTTTCACCCAAAAACTTTAACAACCCTAACTCCGATACTTGCAGACTCAAACGGTATAGGATTATATTGGGATAAAGGTAATGTGGTATTTAAATTAGAAAATGAAAGAATTGATTATTCAGTTCCAAACTCAGACAGGGTAATACATGCAGTTGGAGTTTACTCAGTTAACTCAATGTTGCTCTATGTAGATAGTGTCTTAGTTGCATCTAAAGCAGTAGACTTTAAGTTTACAAATACTAGTGTGACTCTTTATTCTGGACCAGCATCTAACACAGAGCACTTTTTGATAGATTGTCCAGCAGTGTACAGATACTCTTTGTCACAAAGAGCAATAGTATCACATTATAACAATTTGTTTTTAAACAATGACGAGCAGGTGTCTGTTCCAGATTTGGGAGAACTTTTTAGAGCTGCAGAAAAATATCAAGATATAGAGACAAAATATGTTTATCCAGTTCAGGAATCCTGGGAGACTTTGATTTATGATAATGAGGCTTTGTCATATAACCCAAGCAATAATAGCATACGTTTAAATTCAGGATTCTCAAATGGAGAGTTTGTAGAAGATCTGGTTTTAAATATTACAAAGCAATACGTATCTTCAAAAATAGAATGGGTGTCATCTAAAGGGGTTTCAGTATATGTCTCAGAAACATCACCACTTGGCCCGTGGAGAATATGTTCAAACGGATCCTCTATTCCAGAATTTACACAAGGTTCTAGCTTTTCTTCACAAAAAATACTTTACTTTAGAGTAATCTTTGACTCATCAAATCCAGATCTTTACATTCCAGAACTCTACTCCTTAAAGATTTATTTTTATTCTGAAAAGAAAATGTTTGCACATAATGGAGGAAGTACGCTTTCAGTATCTCAACCAACCTCTGGATCAACTTGGGATTTTGATGTTTCTAACAACAGCTACCCAGTTAGGAGTAGAAACTACCATAATGGAATAAGACCAAAATCTTCAGCATTCTTTATAGACTCAGTAAATGATGTTCGGAATATTGAGATGATATTTACTCCAAAAACGCTTTCTAGCGGAAACCTAATATTTAATAAGACTGGCGCAGTAGAGACATCTATTTCCTGGGCGGCAGGCGGAGGGATATCAAAATCTAACATTAGCAACATATATATAAATGGTCAGGATGTTTCATCAGCAACTAACATATCATCCTACTTATATATAGGTGAGCCAAATTATATATTAATAAAAACCTCTAGCATAATATCTGGTCAAATTTGGTTTAATGGCAAGCAGCTTTTAGGAGTAAGGTCTAATGTACTTGATGACAATATGTATCAAAATATTGCCCTATACTCAAATCCAGATATTAGTCACCAAGATCATTATAACCTGTATACAGGCAAATCTGCATCTATTGGGCAAGGTTCGTCAATGGAAGTGACAGAAGAGTCGGTATCTACCTACTCTAGAGACAGAGTTGTGTTGCAGATTATATAATTTTGTCACATTGAGTGACAAAAAGCTGGACTTAAGCATGCAAAGATGGTAAAATAATTAACTATGGATATAAAAAGAATTAATGCCCAAATGAAGTCTGGTGAAACTAGGCTTGGAGTCTATGTCTGGGAAATGCCTGACGGAAGATGGGTTGGGGACGAAGACAATAACTTTTTATCTATATCATCCATGATTGGAAACAAAGAAAGAATCGCTTTGCTTGCAGCAGCTGTAGCACACTATGGAATTGATGTTGGTCAGCCTAAGTTTATTGAGGGAAGCCGACAAATTGATGAGGAAGAGTTTGAGTATCAAAAACAAAGATTAAGATGGGGTCTAACTCCAGATCCACTAGACATCGGTGTTCACAAAGAAGAAATGGCTAGACTAAATGGTGGTAAAAAATGATTGAATATGACGAAGATACAGTTCAAGACAATGTAGAGATATCTAATGTTGCAGACTGGATGAGATTTAACAATCCTACAACACAAAAATCTGATGACCTGTTTGATATAGATGCTGAAGAAATATTAAAGCTTTCAGGACTTGGTGCCTCATTTAGAAGAAAAGTATCTAGAGATCTGCAAAAAGCATTTACTGGTAAAGATGGTTCTGTAAGCCAGCAGCTTCAACACCAACAGGCAGTTAGCGGATACGCTACATTTGATCTAATTCAACCAGAATACAATTTAGATTATCTTTCAACAATTTATGAAATTTCGCCTTACAATTACGCAGCAATAAATGCAAAGGTTGCTAACATAGTAGGCCTAGGGTTTGACTTTATTGAATCCAAAAAAACTACAGACACACTTGAAGATATAGAAGATGAAAAGCAGTTAGAAAGAGCACGTAAAAAGCTTAATAGAATTAAGCAAGACTTACATCGTTGGCTAGAAGATTGCAACGAAGATGAAACATTTAAAGAAACCCTTATAAAGTTCTACACCGACATAGAGGCTACTGGTAATGGGTATCTGGAGGTCGGCAGAACAACGACTGGCAAGATAGGGTACATCGGGCACATCCCTTCAAAGACAATGCGTGTAAGACGCCTTAGAGACGGTTTTATACAGCTTCTTTATGGCAAGGCTGTTTTCTTTAGAAATTTTGGAGACACGGAAACAGTAAATCCAATCGCTGGTCAAGAAGACAGACCTAACGAAATTATTCATTTAAAGAAGTATACCCCAAAGAATAATTATTACGGAATCCCAGACATTATTGCTGCACAAAATGCCATGGCTGGAAATGAATTTGCTGGTAAGTATAACCTTGACTACTTTGAAAATAAGGCGGTTCCAAGATACATTATTACGGTAAAGGGCGCAAAGCTTTCTACAGAATCAGAAAGAAAGTT